TAAAAGATACTAAAGTTACGTGGGTTCCGAACAAGAATGGTAGATTTAACGTGTCTTGGATTCCTGAGGTATCACTACAAAACAATGTAGTTGTAAAAAATGGAGAGAAATATCCAGGCAACGAACTCTTAGGAGCTTTTGGTTGTGATAGTTACGATATATCTGGAACTGTTGATGGTAGCGGTTCTAATGGAGCGTTACATGGTTTAACCACTTATAATTTAATAGTTCCAACTAACCATTTCTTCTTAGACTATGTATGCAGGCCACCGACTGCTGAGATATTTTTTGAAGACGTACTAATGGCTTTGATATTTTATGGTATGCCAATGCTTGCGGAGAATAACAAGCCTAGATTGCTTTACTATTTAAAAAGAAGAGGGTATAGGGGTTACTCAATAAATAGACCAGATAAACACTGGCACTCCTTATCAATAACAGAAAAAGAGATTGGAGGAGTTCCAAACTCAAGCGAAGATATGAAGCAGGCTCACGCAGCTGCGATAGAGTCTTATATTGATACTAACTTAGGTACTAGAGAAGACGGTAGTTATGGTAGCTTATTTTTTAACTCCGTTTTGTACGATTGGGCAAAATTTGATATTAACAATAGAACCAAGTTTGATGCAGCTATAAGCAGTGGATTGGCGATTATGGCATGTAACAAACACAGATACAAACCGACGAAATTAAAAAAGAAAACTAAAATTAAGATTAATATCGCTACCTATAGCAATAGTGGCGGAATTTCAAAAATTAGAAAAACATGACAGACACACTTAGAAATAACACTTTCCCAAGTCAAGTAGTACTTGATGAAGAAAAAAACTCTCTAGCTTATGGTTTAAAAGTAGCTCGAGCTATCGAGGAAGAGTGGTTTGCAAACGGTACAAATTCTAGATTTGCTTCTAACTCTAGCTTATTTCATAAGCGTAGGTTATATGCGAGGGGAGAACAAAGCGTAGAGAAATATAAAAAAGAATTAGCGGTTAATGGTGATTTATCTTACTTAAACCTTGATTGGACACCTATTCCAATTATACCTAAGTTCGTTGATATAGTAGTAAATGGAATGGGGAATAGAGGTTACGAGATAAACGCTTTCTCTCAAGATTCTATTGGTACTGCTAAAAGAACGGAATATATTAAGGGACTCCAAATGGATATGGTTTCTAAAGATATGTTAAAAGATGTTAAAGAAAACTTTAATATCGATATGTTTGAGAATAACGAAGACACACTTCCGGAAAATGATGAAGAATTAGACTTACACGTTGAGCTTGACTTTAAATTAAGTGTTGAGCTTGCTCAAATATCAGGGATTAACCTATTGTTAAATGGTAGTGATATAGATTTACTAAAACCTAGATTCACTAGAGATATAACTGAGATAGGTATTGGAGCTGCTAAAGCTTGTTTTTCAAAAAGTAAAGGTGCTACAGTTGAATACGTAGACCCAGCTAACTTAGTTTGGTCCTACACTGAAGACCCGCATTTTAAAGACATATACTATGTTGGTGAAGTAAAGCAAATACCAATAAACGAGCTGGTTAGTGAGTTTCCAGAATTAAGTATGGAGGAGCTTGATGAAATTATTAAGACTGGAGACAATTCTAAAGTAACAGGTAACATAACTAATCACGACCCTAATAAGGTTACCGTACTTTATTTTAATTACAAGACGTTTAGTCAAGAGGTTTATAAATTAAAGAAAACTGCAACTGGAGCTGAGAAAGTATTAGAAAAAGAAGATTCTTTTAACCCGCCTAAAGATAAAGATGCTAATTTTAGTAAGTTGTCTAGAGGTATAGAAGTTAAGTATGAAGGAGTTAGTATACTTGGTACAAACAAGATATTAAAGTGGGAGCTTTCCAAAAATATGTTAAGGACTAAAAGTGATTTCAATCTTGTTCAAATGGATTACTGTATTACAGCACCAAGCATGTATAATGGTAGTATAGAGTCTTTAGTAAGTAGAATAATTGGGTTTGCTGATATGATTCAGCTAACTCATTTAAAAATTCAACAAGTTTTAGCTAAGGTTGTTCCAGATGGAATATTCTTAGATGTAGATAGTTTGGCTGATATAGATCTTGGTAACGGCACAAACTATAATGCTAGTGAAGCTTTAAACATGTTCTTCCAGACTGGATCTGTTATTGGTAGATCACAAGGTAGCGAACCTGGAATGGGGAAACCTGGCCTACCTATTCAAGAACTACGCAGTGGTAGTGGTGCAAACAAAGTTCAATCGCTTATAAACACATACAACTACTACTTAAGTATGATTAGAGATGTGACTGGGCTTAATGAGGCTAGAGACGGAAGTACTCCAGATTCTAATGCGCTAGTTGGCTTGCAAAAACTCGCTGCAGCTAACTCAAACGTAGCGACAAGACATATCTTAACAGGTAGTAGTTTTATAACTTTAGGTTTAGCTAAACTACTTTCGCTTAGAATATCAGATGTTCTTGAGTACTCTGAAACCGCTGAGGCTTTAGCGGATCAAATTGGTAGGTTTAATACAGCTACTCTTGAAGAAATTAAAGAGCTTTATTTATATGATATGGGTATCTCTTTAGAGTTGCTACCAGATGCAGAAGAAAAGCAAATGCTTGAAAATAATATTCAAATTGCTTTATCGCAAAAATTAATTGAACTTGACGATGCTATTGATATTAGAGAGGTACGCAGTATAAGATGGGCAAATAGATTACTTAAAGTAAAGAAAATCAAAAAACAAAAACGTGACCAAGCAATACAGCAGCAAAATATACAAGCGCAGTCTCAAGCCAACATACAAGCACAACAAGCTGCAGCTAACCTAGAAGTACAAAAGAAACAAGCTGAATCAGCTAGCGAGTCTCAAGTGATACAGTTAAAAGCTCAATTAGATTCACAAAAAATGCGTCAAGAAGTTGAGAGTAAAAAAGAGTTAATGGAACTTGAATTCCAATACGGCATGAAGCTAAGGGGGATTGAGGTAGAAGCTAAAAAACAAAGAGACGCGTCAAAAGAAGATCGTAAAGACGAAAGAACAAAAATCCAAGCATCACAACAATCAGAGCTAATAGACCAAAGAAAAACAGGTAAGCCACCTAAATCGTTTGAGTCCGCGGGTAATGATATACTAGGTGGTGGTTTTAACTTAGGAGCATTTGACCCTAAATAAAGAATAAACAATTATTAATTATTATTATATTATATTATGACAGAAGAAGAAAACGTAGCTGAAGACGCTACGCAAAACACAGAGACAGTATTTGAATCAGCGGGAGATGATTCTGTAGCGAAGATTGATCTTAGCAAACCAGTAACAGAAGAAAATGAAGCTGAAGAGAGTAGCGTTGACGATGACGGAGCAAGTGCTGCTGAAGCTGAAGATGCTGGGTCCACGCAGGAACAAGAAGAAGTACGCGAGGAAGACAAGCAAGAAGATAAGCAAGAAGAAGAAGAAGAAGAAGAAGAGGTGATAGAGGAATTAGATGAAGAAATCCCTCCAGCAACTGAGATTCCAGAAAATCTTCAAAAACTAGTGGATTTCATGAGTGAAACCGGTGGGAGTCTTACTGACTACGTTAAACTAAACAGTGACGATAGCACTTTAAGTGATATGCAGAGGCTTAAAGATTATTATGCATCTACAAAGCCGCACTTAGATACAGAAGACATTGACTTATTATTAGAAGATTTCTCATTTGACGCTGAGTATGACGAAGAAAAAGATATTAGAAAAACTAAAATAGCTCTCAAAGAAGAGTTAGCAAAAGCAAAAACCCATATGGACGGGTTAAAGTCCAAGTATTACGCGGAGATCAAAGGGTCTTCAAAACTAACAACAGAGCAAGAGGAAGCGGTTAATTTCTATAGTGAATATAGAGCTTCTTCCGAAAGCAACGAAAAACAAATTAAGATTCAATCCGCTAAGTTTGTAGCTGAGACGGATAAGGTATTTAACAGCGAATTCAAAGGTTTTGAATATAGTGCTGGTGATAAATCTTATAGGGTAGAATTAAAAGATGTTGAGAAAACAAAAGCTAACCAAGCTGACTTAAGTAGCTTTATCGGGACGTTCCTTGATAAAAACAACGTTATTAAAGACGCAGCAGGCTACCACAAGGCAATTTACGCAGCAATGAATGCTGATGCTTTAGCAACTCATTTCTATGAACAGGGTAAGGCCGACGCTATTAAAAAGCGAAATGCTGATTCTAAAAACATCGACATGGGTAGTAGAAAGCAACATGGTAAATTTGAAGGTGGTGTAAAAGTAAGAGCTGTTGGAGGGGTTAATGATAACAAAGTACGTCTACGCGTAAGGCGATAAATTAAAATTAACAAAACATAAAAAAAATAAAAAATTATGGCAGCAGGAACAATGAGCCCAACTGGAAATGCCCCGGCAACTCCATCGGCTAAAAAAGCAACAGTCTCATCAGCATATATCGACTTTACAGATACAGCTACAGCTGGATGGGCACAACAATATTTACCAGATTTAATCGCAGGAGAAGCTGAGGTTTTTGGTAATAGAACAATTTCAGGTTTCTTAGGACAAGTAGGTTCTGAAGAAGCTATGGCATCTGACCAAGTAATTTGGACGGAGCAAGGAAGATTACACGTATCAGCAGCTGGAACATTAGTTGCTTCTACTGGAGTTGTAACTTCAACTGGTCACGGTGTAAGAGTTGGTGACAACGTAGTATTAAACAGAACAGGTGTTGGTACGCTTAGATGCCACGTAACTGCTATTACTGCAAACACGTATACTGTATTACCTTATACTCAAGCAGCTTTAAACACTTCGGGAGCAGGAGCAATTACATTTACTAACGGAGCTGTAACAGGTTTTGTATTTGGTTCTGAATACGCAAAAGGAACTGCGGGTCGTACTGAATACTTAGAGCCACAACACGCTTCATTATCTAACAAACCATTTATTGCAAAAGAAAAGTATACGGTTTCAGGATCTGATGCTAGTTCTATTGGATGGGTTGAGGTTTCTAGCGAAGACGGTGCTAACGGTTACTTATGGTACTTAAAAGCTGCTTCTGAAGCAAGAGTACGTTTTACTGACTACGCTGAAATGATGTGTATTGAGTCTGAGAAAAAACAAAACAGTTCTACTGTAGGTGTTGATGGTTCTGAAGGACTTTTCGCAGCTATCGAAGATAGAGGACATGTTTTATCTGGAGCTTTTATCGATGCTAGTGCAGCGGATGATTTAGCTTCTTTGAAATTAATCCTTAAGAGATTTGATGCTGAAGGTGCAATTGAAGAGAACATGATGTTCTTAAACAGAGAGGCTTCTATCTCTATTGACACTATGTTAGCGGCTCAAAACGGTTACGGAGCTAGTGGTACTTCTTACGGAGTATTTAACAACTCAGAAGATATGGCTTTAAACTTAGGTTTCTCAGGATTTAGAAGAGGTTCTTATGACTTCTACAAGTCTGATTGGAAATACTTAAACGATGGTGCTCTTTACGGTGCTATGGCAGAAGGTGATGCTGTAAGCGGTGTTATCGCTCCAGCTGGAATGTCAAGTGTATATGACCAAGGTTTAGGTAAAAATCTTAAGCGTCCATTCTTACACGTACGTTATAGAGCTTCTGAAACTGAAAACAGAAAGATGAAAACTTGGACAACTGGATCAGTTGCTGGGAATACTTCTTCTGACTTAGATGCTTTAGAAATGAACATGCTTACTGAGAGATGTTTAGTAGTACAAGGTGCTAACAACTTCATGAAGTTAGTGTAACACAATAACAAAGCCGCCTTCTAAAATCGGAGGCGGCTTTTTTTTAAAACAATATTATATTATAAAATTATGGCTAAAAAAACAATCGAGACTACGTCTCAACAACAAGACACAAAAGAAAAACAAAATACAAACAAAGTTGCGGAAGCACCTATTAAGAAAAACTCGAACGATTGGGAAATCAAAGATAGAACATACTTCTTAACAGGTAACAAAACACCGCTATCATACACTTTGAAATCTGCAAACATATATTACTTCGACGAGTCGAAAGGACACGAAAGAGAATTAAAATATACGACAAATCAAAAAACTCCTTTTGTTGATGAATTTAAGGGAGAAGCTAGATTAGAGCACATTACTTTTGTTGATGGTATACTTAACGTGCCAAAAAACAAACAAACACTACAGAAATTTTTATCTTTATACCACCCTCAAGTGAATAAAGCGTATTATGAAAACAAACCTGAGGTTAATGCTATTGAAGATATTGATTCTATAGAATTAGAACTCTCAGCAATGCTAGCGGCTAAAGCAATGGATGTGGATATGGCTGAAGCTATATTGCGTGTTGAAGTAGGATCTGCGGTTACAGAGATGACTTCTTCTGAGCTTAAAAGAGATTTACTTGTATACTCTAAGAAAAATCCAAAGCTGTTCTTAGAATTAGCGAAAGATGAAAATGTACCTCTTAGAAACTTTGGTATTAGAGCAACTGAAATGGACATTATAACTCTTACTCAAGATCAACGAAATTTCGTTTGGAACGGAACAGATAGAAAGCTGTTAACAGTTCCGTTTGGCGAACACCCTTACTCTGCTTTAGCAGTATTCTTTAAAACAGATGAAGGAATGGAGGTTTACAAAAATATTGAAAAAAGATTAAACTAATAAACCAATCATAAACCCCTGGTGATACGAAATCACTAGGGGAATATGTAATAAAAAAAAATAAAGCTTATGGCAGTAAATATAGATACTGTATATCAAAGAGTGTTGGCTATCGCCAATAAAGAACAGAGAGGAACAATAACTCCCCTTGAATTTAATATATTTGCCAACCAAGCTCAAATGGATATATTCGAGCAATATTTCTATGATAGAACTCAGTTTGAGAGAAGACCAGGTAACGAAACGGAATATTCTGACATGTTGAATATTTTAGACGAAAAAATTAGCCTGTTTGAAAAGAGCGCTGAGCTAACTCCTACACTAAATGTTGGCACAAAGTCAATAAACCCATATTACTTCAAACTATTTTCAAAGCCTGACCTCTATAGGTTTGGGTCTATTATTTGGAATAAATATGGTGATGATATGCTTTTGGGTAGTGGCTTCGACGCAAATGTTGGTGCAAACACTGTTGGTGATTATTTCACAACTAGTGGTAATTTTACCATAGGTAGTAGTAAAGCAACTAAATCAGCTGGCGCGGTTGGTTATTTAAACGTCTTACCTTCAACTGAGGTTGGTGGTAATTCCGCTCAAACACTTTTCACTGGCTTTACGCAGGGAAAAAAATATGCACTAACACTTACTATAACTCCAACTAGTAGCACTGGTGAGTTAAGATTTGTTAATAATTTACAGACTTTTACAAATTTATCAACAGGCGGTGTTGCTAATTCTTTCCCGAGTGGAGCGGCTTCTAGTGGGGATTTTACCATTAACGAAGCTAGCGATGGTACTGAAACGCAAAAAACACTTATATGGATCCAGGGACCAACAACGCCAACATTATTAAGTATATGGGGTGACGCTGATTGGGCGGGGAGCATTGATAACATATCAGTGAGAGAAATACACGATCCAATTGAGGTTTCTAGAGTTAGTAACAAAGAGATTATAAGTATTCAAAACTTACCGCTAGTTAAACCAACAGAAACGAATCCCATGTACACTGTGGATAACACTGGATTTACAGTATACCCAAACACTATAACTTCTGGAATTTGGTGTAACTATATAAATAAGCCTATTAAAGTAAACTGGGCATACCAAGTAGTTAATGATAGCGCTTTATACAATTCAACTAACAGCGTTGACTTTGAATTACACGCCTCAGAAGAAACAGATTTAGTTATTAAAATCCTAGCTTTAGCAGGTGTTTCACTACAGGATCCTGGTTTATATCAAATAGCATCCAGCGAAGATAACAAAAATACAACACAAGAAAAACAATAAATAAATGGGATTATTAGACGGAACAACAGAAAAGGAATATTACAGTGGTAATAACCACGGTAACTATCAGTTTATATCAATAAAACAAATAATAGATAACTTTTTATTCTCTTACGTTGGTGAAGATAGAATAATACCTAGAGCCAATAGAATGGACGTTAGCTATCACGCTTACAGATCTTTTCAAGAGCTAAGTTATGATACTTTAAAATCCATAAAATCACAAGAGATAGATTTACCACCATCCTTATCAATGTTAATGCCTCAGGACTACGTTAACTATGTAAAACTTACAGTTTTAACAGACGAAGGATTAGAACGAACTCTATATCCAATATCAAAAACAAGCAATCCCAAAGCAATCCTGCAGGATGATAATTACAACTATATCTATGATGTTGATGGTAACATCGTCGATGCTGTCTCTACAACCTCAACTAATTTTTCAGCAGACCCTCACGACGTAAGTGATGGGAATAGATTAAAAGTAGAGTCTCAATTCAATAGTAATGGTGATTTTTATATAGACACAGTAAATGGAACTATAGGTTTTAGTTCTAACTTATCTGGTAAAACTGTTACGTTAAAATATATTAGCGACGGTTTAGGTACTGATGCCGAAACGTTAGTTCACAAGTTTGCTGAAGAAGCTATGTATAAGTCTATAGCTTGCGAGATGGTTAGTACAAGAGCTAACACTCCAGAATATGTTGTTAATAGATTTAAAAGAGACAAGTATTCTGCTGTAAGAAAAGCTAAATTAAGGTTATCAAACCTTAAAATGGAAGAAGTAACGCAACTAATGAGAGGTAAATCTAAACAATTAAAAAGCTAATAAATGCCAGAATTAAAAAATAACTTTATTGGGGGTAAGATGAATACTGATCTCGATGAGAGATTAACACCTAAGGGACAATATATTGATGCTTTGAATGTTGATGTACTTACTTCAGATGGTGGTAACGCTGGGGCTGTTCATAGTATAACAGGTAATACGTTAACCCATGATTCTTCACTATTTAACAATGGTACGTGTGTTGGTATGGTCAATGACGAAAGAACAGATACCGTGTATTGGTTTGTTGCTGCTGATAATGGAGATTATATACTCAAGTACAATAACAACCAAATGACACCAGTTGTGGTTGATTTAGCGTCAATGATTGTTGGTGGTGAGGTGGACTATATATCGGGTAACACCGTAACATTTGACAGTTTACCGTCAGGTGTTTCACAGGGACAAGTTATTTATGGAACTCAACGCACTTATAGTCGTGGAGGTCAAGTCGCTGTTGGTACCGTACTCAGTGTGAGTGGTAATAGTGTGACATTTGCTTTTTATGATTCTTTGGACGGGGTGAATGATTATGTTGATTACGCATTTAGTGCCGGTGTTGATCCAGTTTTAGAGTTTGATAAAGACACTCCAATAACGGGTATAAATATAATAGATGACCTACTATGTTGGACATCGTCAATTTCTGACCCAAGAAAAATAAATATAACCAGATGTATTCAGGGTACTACTGACATAACAACTCAAACTCAATTAGTAGTAAATGGCGTTAGCTCAGGCGTTTTAAAAAAAGAACATATTACTGTTGCTAAAAAATCCCCAGCTAAAGCCCCTGATGTTGACACGGAGCTTACGTATGGTGAACTCCCGAACACAACAGCTACGATTAACTTCGCTACTTCGAGTGGAGACTTAATGGAGCCTGGAACAAGCATAACAATAACAACAGCTATTGCAGCTTCGTACGGCGTTGGAGATACTATACTTTTAAAAGAAACAGATAGTGTTACTACTGCTTTAGAGTTATTCCCTATAACAAGATATTACGATGTCCGAATGTTAGTTACATCGATAAATAGCACATCTGTTACTTGTACTATATCTAGTATCGCAAGTAGCACTACAGCTTCTTCAGTATTATACGCAATTAGCTTACTACCCGTTGAGGCTTTGTTTGAAAAGAAATTTCCTAGATTCGCTTATAGATATAAGTTTGAAGACGGAGAGTATTCTATTGTTGGGCCTTTTACAGACCCTGTTTTTGAAGCTGGTGGATTTAGACTTACTACAAAAGAAGGTTATAACATAGGTATGCAAAACCGCGTTAGAAAAATAACACTAAAAAACTTTGTACCAAACGACATACCTAAGGACGTTATTCAAGTTGATTTAATTTACAAAGCAACAGAGTCACCAACATTATATGTTATAGATAGCATAAAGAAAGATGATCCAACACCATCTGGATTCACTAACAACGCTTGGAATACAGACGCTGATAATTCTCACAAGGGAGTGTACGATATTACTAGTGAGACTATATATAAGGTATTGCCATCAAACCAGTCAATTAGAGTTTGGGATAATGTACCTCTAACCGCTTTAGCTCAAGAGGTTGTTGGCAATAGATTGGTTTTTGCAAACTACACTCAGGGTTTTGATTTAAAAACAGCTAGTGGGGAAAACTGTAAACCAGAGTTTACAACAACCTTAGAGAATAGAGAGCAAAGAACAGGATCTCTTATTGGTGAAAAAACAATAAAAAGCGATAGAGAGCTTCAGCTTGGAATAGCGTTTTCAGATAATTACCTAAGAGAAACCCCAGTGCTAACTTCTAACTCTGGTGGCGTTAACATTCCTTACGCCAATGCAGTTGACACAACAATGTTAGTTAGCTCGCTAGACACTCAACCACCCTTATTTGCCGATAACTTTAGATTTTACATAAAAGATAATTCAAAGCCATACTACAACTTACCATTGAACAAGATATACCAAACTGATGACGGTAGCACTTGGTTAAGTTTTAACTCTTCTGATAGAAACAAAGTAGATGAAGACACCTTTTTGGTCTTAAAGAACAAAGGAGGAGACGGTGGGTTACAAGGTGTCACTGATAAAAAGTATAAAATACTAGACATTAAATCAGAAGTTCCAGAGAGTATATTAAAATATAAAACTCTTTTAGGAAGGGTTAGTGTTAATAGCTTAATAAATGTTAGTTCAGGTACAGACTTAGTTACTGATACGTTTTTTGAGGTAGGTGCGTCTGCTATTCAAGCCGCAACAAGTGATAAAATTAAAACAGCAACAAACTTAGTTGTTAGGTTTTTTGATACTAATTTAAAATCATACACTTCATACTATAGCATCATAGGTGCTGAAAATAGTTCTTCTAATAATATTTATAAAATTGAGGGCGAGTTCAAAGAAGAAGTTGGAGATCTAGGTGGATCCGACCACGTTTTGATTTACCAAGAAGAAAACAGGTTTAAGCCAGAATATAGTGGTAGGTTTTTTGTTAAAATACCTGGAGACTCAGTAACAAACGCCTTAGCACAACCAAAAGCTGTTGATGACTATAGTGATGTTAACACTAGAACGCTCGTGCCTCAAGTAGACTCTAGCTCTAGTGTTGTAATGGGACGCACATGTACTGTTCAGGCTGCTAGTGGTAGTCAATGGGTGACGTTTGCGAACACAACTGGTATAACGCTCGGGATGATAGCTCAAAACCTTAAGTACGAGCAAAATTACGTGGTATCAGATTTAACTTCTTCCTCTGTGGAATTTACGCAGGTTGGCACTACAACAGTGGGTATCACTGATATATCAATCGTCAATCAACAATGGTTATTCTCTAATGGCGCTAACGTTATAGAGTCAGAGTGGAGTGATTTTAAATCAGGTGGTACTAATGCGGCTGGAGCGTGGTTTGTTGATAATGCTTACTTCTTTAGGAGAGCCGAGCAGGTTACTGGATATGATTATCACGAAAGTGTTGGGGCTACTATAAACCTATTGAATATACCGAATAGTGATTCTATGGATTTCAACCCAACAACTAGTTTTGAAAATTCAATAGCTAATTCTACTAGACAAGGTAAAGGTGTTTCTGGACCATATAGTTACTCAGGGTTTCCTCACGGTGGTTTTATAGATATAGCTTTCTGTGGTATAAATGATAACGACTATATATTGCCAGATACTGAAAGGAATTTTGTTGACGACTTGAGGAAAGATGGGGTTGCGCTTAGAGTGGGTACTAACATTTATAATATTATTGATGTTTCAGAAATGAAAGTATCTAACTATATAAGTACAGCGGTCGAGGGCACGCATAGAATTTATCCTCGTCAACAAAGGAGGTTAATGGTTAGAATATATGTAGAAACAGCTTTTTCCCCTAGTGATAAGACGTCGTTAGAGGGCGGAACCGCTTTGGATATTGTTAAGCCTGTTTATACAGAGCAAGACACTTACAATAATGAGAAGCCAGCTATTTGGGAAACAGAACCAAAAGAAAACATTGATACTGGGGTTTATCAAGCAATTAGTAACTACTACCCAAAAAGACTAACAGAGGAAAACATTAGAAACTATATAAACACGTATGATTTTATAACTAATACTACTCTAACTAGTGGGAGAACACAGTGTATTGGGTTGAACGGGATTAAAATACAGGCTTCTAGTTCTTTTACTTGTGTTGCTGGAGATATACTTAGAGTTACAAAACATGATAAATCATTTATATCTGTAAAGGTTAAAAGCGTTACGGCACAAACTGGTTATAACGATATTGAAATTGAGCAAAATTTCTACAGCTATCCAATTGGTTTTAGTTGGTATAATGCTTTTAGTTTTGGTAATGGTGTTGAATGTATATCTATTAGGGATGAGTTTAATTCTAATAAACTAGACTCAGGAGCAAAAGCGTCTATAGAATATGATGAATATGCTCAAGAACATCGTAAATCAGGGTTAATATATTCTGGCATATATAATTCTACCAGTGGAGTAAATAACCTAAATCAATTTATTCAAGGTGAGAAAATAACAAAAGACCTAAACCCTTCTCATGGTTCCATCCAAAAACTACATGCTAGAAATAACGACTTAGTGGCTATATGTGAAGATAAAACATATAGGATATTAGCGAATAAAGATGCTCTGTACAATGCTGATGGAAATCCTCAATTAATATCAACAAACAATGTTCTAGGACAAGCTGTACCATTTGCTGGTGACAGAGGTATATCTACCAACCCAGAGTCTTTCGCAGTAGATGGTTATAGAGCTTACTGGACACATAAGACGAGTGGAGAGGTAATGAGATTGTCTATGGATGGGTTAACACCTATTTCGAGATACGGTAGGAGAGATTACTTTAAAACGCTATTAGCTAGCGCTGATAAAATAGTTGGTAGTTTTGACAATAATAAAGGTTTATATAACCTAACTGTAGATACAACTACTAACGCTTATAAGGAAGAGAGTAAAGGTTGGGTTTCTCGTAGGAGCTTTACACATGAGGAAGGTATAAGCATGGCAAATAGATATTTCACAGCGTACAATGGAGAGTTATGGGAGTGGAAAGATGATTCACCAATAAACACTTTCCATGGTGCTAGTGCAGCTAAATCGTCTATCAAGTTTGTTGTTAACGATAGTGCAGGTTCCGTTAAATCGTTTAAAACCGTAAATTACGAGGGAGACGAAGGTTGGACAACAACCGGTATAGACACTAATATTGAAAGTGGTACTACAACTGGCTTTATAAACGAAGAAGGTATGTATTACAGTAACATAAAAGGTATTGCCGCTGATCCCGACTTAAGCTCGTTATCAGTTCAAGGTATGGGGGTAGTAAGTAAGAAAAATAATCAAAAATTAACTTTTACTAGTGTTAACACATCGTTAGACATTGGTGATAAAATATACAAGGGTAGCGGATCTACTATTACTTATGTTGGATTAGTTACTGCGTTCACGAGTACAACTGTAACCCTTGACGATGCTAGCTTAATTGCTGTAAGTGATTTTGCTTTGTTTGCTAAAGATGCTAGGGTTAACACTGGTAATTTAAAAGGGTATTATGCAACAATAGAGCTTGAAACAAGTAATTCAACGTTAACAGAGCTGTTTTCAGTTAATAGTGGGGTAACAATAAGTAGTAAATAAGCGGTAAATAGTGTAATTATAAAACAATAAAAAACAATAAGATATGATAGGAGCAATTATAGGTGGTATTGGAGCGTTAGCCAACGTTGCCGCTGGTATAGATTGGGGCGGTAAAAAAGCAGCAGCAGCACGCGATGCTGAGAAAGCATTACAAGCTAGGATCACTGAATTCGAAAACATGGACACCTCTAATTTAGCCGCTAACTTACGAAACCCATTTGCTGAAAATGTATACGAAGATTTAACAATAAACCAAAAGCAAGCTGAGTTTCAAGCGCAGCAGTTCCAACAATCTCAAGCCAACACAATTGGTTCGTTGTCTCAAGCTGCTGGAGGAAGTGGTATTGCTGCTTTAGCACAAACAATGTCAAATCAAGCTAGTTTACAAGCACAACGAGCAGCAGCATCGATAGGGCAACAAGAAGCTCAAAACCAACGTTTAGCAGCACAAGGAGCTCTACAAGTACAAGAAGGAGAAAGTGCAACGCAAGCTCAAATATTAGCTGGAGCTGCAAGTGCTAGAGATTTACAATACCAAAGACAACAAGGGTTAATGGCTTTGGCTTCTGGACAATTAGGAGCAGCGCAAGCTAACCAACAGGCTGGAAAAGACCAAGTGATGAGTGGTTTTGGTCAATTAGCTGGAGTCGGTATTCAAGCTATGGAGTCAGGAGTTTTCGATGGGGTAAAATTGCCAAAGTGGCTTGGGGGAAATGATGAAGAAAAACAGGTTGACAAAGTTGTTGTTAAAAAACCTTGATACCAAATCATTGAAAAAAAGGGACTTTAGTCAATATCTAGGGTGAAAATAAAAACAAACAGTAATATGGCAGTAAAAATAAATACAGATCTATTTAGTAAAATCGGAGAACAACTAGCCGGTAGTAGCGGAAACTCTAAGGCTCTTCTTGACAACCTTTACAAACAAGGTATGTACACTATGGAGCAGGATAAGAGAGCTATGGATGCTTTAGAAGCACAAAATCCTAGTGGTATTAATTTAGGGCAAATGCCTAAGGGTCTTGAGAAAACAGCTCAAGATGCCGTGGTTGATTTATCTAAAGAATACAAACGACTAGCTTGGGAAGCAACATATAGACCTAAGAAAAAAGATGCTGCGGTACGAAGGATGAATGAGATAAAAACCGAGATGACAACTATGAAGCAGAAGTTAAATAAAGCTTTATTAGCGGAAAAACACACTATAGACAACAATAATAATTTTGGTATTTTAACGTCTAACGAGGTGGCTATGAGAAATGCAAGGGCAACTAGTGACTATGGAGAAGCAACTTGGGATGGTAGTGATTTCGTAACTAATCTAGGAGGAAATACTGTTAGCGTTACATCGGCACCATTAACTATTGGTGAAGATCCTAGTGGTAAAGCTGCGGTTTTAAAAGCAATCACATCTCTAGGTAAGATGAATGATGGTGAGTACAAAGCTTACAGTGGTCAAACGGCAAGTACTATTGTTGGTGGTATGTCGCCTCAAGCTAAGCTAGATGTTGCTGTTAATGGTATTAAAGATGAAAACGGAGTTGGTACATCTATTTTCGATGCTAGATTAAATGAGATTAAGAAAACTAAAGAATATAGAGATAGTGTTTCTAACTTACAAGACCAAGACCAACAGGTAACCCTAGAAGATGCTGAAAAAATCCAAAATGGCTTAGAAATGCAAAAGTTGATAAACA